TGCATTTTTTATTTGTTCATCAGAAAATTCTCCATATAAATAATCCATACTAGACACCTTTATTAATATAAGAGTTATAAAGATAACCATGGTCTCTAATTGTCTTACTTAATTCTTTCTTTACATTATCCAATCTTGCTTGAAGAAGTTTGTAAGGATTATTTAACATTTTCTCCTCTTTACCACCAAGCATCATAAGAGTATAATTCAACGAATCGACTCTTGGACTCAACCACTCAATAGTGATTCCAAGAACAAATAATCTGCACACATATTCAATATCAGAACTTTCGTCTATTGAATTCTCAAGTTCAAAAGAGACCTCTTGAACTTCATCATCCAATGTAATAGAAGAGAAGAGTCTTCTTACTCTTGTATCTCCAAGAACATTGTGTAGTCGTTCTGTGTAAATTTCTACAAAGTCATTAGAACCTAATGCCAGTTCTTTTGGGTCATCAATTCTGCTTAATGCTCTTGAAAAAATAGTTTCATAAGGAAGTATCATGATAACCTCCTTTATTTAACAAACAATTCGCTTAAAAGATTAAAATCAGAATCAAAGATTTCGCTAAGTTTTCTTACTTTTGAAATACTATCAAGATTACCATTTGCAATTTCAGTCGCAACCATCTGCTCAAGAACACTTCTTGTTGTGTCTGGAAGTTCTCTGATTTCCATTTCCATCTGATGAACTGGCATTCTGAGAATATCCAATAAGTCATTTCTTGTATACATCTTCTCGTATACTCGTTTTACAGTTGGAAAATCTTCAAGCAAATCTTCATCAAGAATAACAAATCTTGGTAAGAATACATGATCTGAACCTTTTCTAATTAAAGAAACAAGGTCACGATAATTGATTTCACAATCATATCCATAATCTTTAAATTCATAAAGGTTTCCAGACTGAGATGTAACATTTAGACCACCATAACATACCGATCTACATAAAATATAATCTGAATCTGTAAATACCTTTTTCTCTTTTACGATTTCTTTTTTAATTGGTTTTTCTTCAACAATTTTTTCAGTTGTCTCAGTTTTTGTTGCTACTTTTTTTGTTGTAGTAGCGGTTTCCTTTTTTGCTCGTGCTGTAGGCATTGCTTTCCTCCGTTCAAAAATAGAAGAGTAGTGGTTAAACTACTCCTCTAATATATTTTTTATTGTTTAGATTACTCTGTAATAGTCCACTGACCAAATACTTTACCGATTCTTGTAGCAATACCAAACTCTCTCTGAACTTCATATTTCATGATATCAGCGATGTTTGCATTAGCTGTTCCACGGTCTGTGATTTCTTCGATGAGAGTCTCACCAACATCAACCATGTCAACAAGTTTCTCATCTCCGGATGCAAATACGTAAAGAACATCGTCTTTGTACATATCTTTTGTTAAATCGTTCTTTGCAAATCTCTGTGGAATTTCAACAAGTGTGTAACGTCCGTAATTTCCAAGACGACCCATCTTAGCCTTGTCTTCTTTCTGAGAAGATGCGATCCAATTAATATCAATAAGTCCTTCAAGCTCCTGAAGACCTACCATTGTTCCCATAATAACAACTTCAGCATTGTCGTTTGCTACAGATACGTTCTGAAGAACTTTGTTGAATTTCTTTCTGTTTGCAGTGTTGAGTGCGCCAGTCTGAACAAACTGTGTCTGTGCAGGAAGTTTCTTGTGTGCTTCAAGAATCTCTGCAAAGATAAGTTCCTGTGCCATAACAACAAATGCTTTAGTGATAGCATCTACGAGTTTTGTCCAATCTTCCTGTCCAATAAGATATCTATCAATATCAGCACCTACAGCAGCACCGTAAACATCTGTCTCAACAGAATATGTTGTATTCTCTGGCAATCTCTGAAGCATTGTATCATGGTGTCTCTTACCCATTCTTGCTACAGAAAGAATAACCTCGTCATGTTCGTTAACGAAAAGGTTAGCATCTCCCTCTTTAAGATTTCTATAGTTAACAAGTACGTTGAACCACTCGTTCTCTTTAAGTCCTGTAGAAACTGTCCAATCTGTTACTTCCTCAATTACATCGAAGAACTGACGACCATAATCTCTATAAGCACGTTCTCTTTCTCTACGGGAAGAATCTTTTGTGAGACCAAAGATTCTAAGAGATACTTCACGAAGTTTGTCCTCTGCCTCTCTTTTAGAAATTCCATCGTCAAGTTCATTTTTATATAAATCGAACATTAAGTTCTTTACTTCCTCATAAGAAGTTTTCATTTCGTCAAATACATTAAGTACATGTGCGCTAAAATTCATCTTTCTCATTGGTTATTCCCTCCTTTCTTACTCTGCTGACACTTTATGTTTCTGGCTTCCTGCTTCAACAGTTACTTTCTTACCAGCTACAGGTGTTCCGTCAAAAGAGTCTTCACTAAGTTCATAAACATCTGTTACCCCAAGTACAAGACCTCTGACTGTCTTTGTTCTTTCAGCAGAAGCAGCGTTGAAGAAGTTAGATGCTTTTGTAAATTCACTGTTGTAACTCTCAGCGATTTCTGGAACTTCGTAGATAAAAATTGCTGGTGCATTAACATCAACTTTCTTAACCTCTACATACCAGTTTCCGTTAGCAGCCTGCTCAAGAATTTCTCCCTCAAATCCTACTGGAGCGTCAGCAACTTCATACTGGTCAAAGCTTACATAAGCTCCTTTTCCGCAAACTGTACCGTTATCTGTGTCTTTCTTAATTACCATGTTTAAAACTCTTCCAACTTTGTCTGAAAGGATTTTAGTCGGGAACGCAACGTGGTGTTTTTCTACGCTGTATCTAATAGCCATAGTATTTATACCTCCTATTTTTTTACATAATAAAAAGACCGTCTTATTGACGATCCTTGCCTTTAAAATTATTTAATTTTTTTATTTTTCTTCTTTAGCAAACAATTTTCCATATCTGCTAGGTTTTGCAGCCTTTTTATTTACGCTTACAAACTGTTTCTTTGTTGTAGTTTCTTTTTTTTCTGGTTTAGATAGTGCGAAATTACCATGCTCAGAAACATAATCTGAATGAAGAACTTTAATTTCTGTCTCAAGATCAGCAAGAGAGTAATTGTCCATTTCAGAAACAAGCTTCTCATAATCTTTATTTATAAATTTTCCTTCTTCATCTTTCTGTGCAAGAATTTCATATTTTTCAGAATCAAGAATTTCTTTCTTTTTCTCACGAAGGTCATTTAATTCAATTTCTTCTTTAAATGCTTTTAATTCAGCATAATTTGAACGCATTTCTTCAATTGAAATCTTCTCGGACTCAGTAAGGAGCATTGCAAACATTTCTGTTCTTTCTCCCGTAAGTGCAATATTATCATCCTCTCTTGTGTAGGACTGTTTGTAATATTTGTCACTATCCCAATCCTGCATAATAAAATATTCATCATATACTTGAGATACATAACACCATTCAGAATCATTTCTATAAATAGAACATAATGCATTTAATGCGTATCTGATGTCTTCAAAAGAAATGTCAAACAATTTGTTAAACAGTTCATCTTTTGAAAAACTTTCCGTTTCAGATTCTTCTGTAGTAGTATCTTCAGTTTCCTCTTCGACAACCTGTTCTGGTTCTTCCTGATTTTCATCTACTTCTTCAGTAGTTTCAGTCTCTTCTTCGGAGGTTTCCTCAACTGTTTCCTCAGATTCTTCTTCTGTGGTAGTTACTTCCTCTTCAGACTCTTCTGTTTCAGTTACCTCCTCAGTTTCAGTAACTTCCTCTTCAAAGTGTTTTTTGTTCAATTCGGTTCCTCCTTTCGTAGTTTTTTCTTTTTCTATATTGAAACGTGCATCTAATTCATCAATGCTAGACTGCATCGCATTCAATTTTTCATCAATATATTTTAATAAGCTATTATTTTCAACGCTAAAATCTTCAAGAGACAGGAAGCTTCCTTCCATTCCCTCTCCAATAGGCGTACCATCCTTTTCGCTACCCAAGCAAGTGCATCCATTAAATCTAAAATGATCCAACTGGAGATAATGCTTTTCAGCATTGTAGCTGCAATCGTAGATTAGCAATTCGCAACTAACCTTCGTTCCGCCTTTTGATTTTATAATATCTGCTGTACGTGTGTACTCGATTGGAATTGCAGCTTTAGCAACTACATATGTTTTATTTTTTGCTTTGTCATATTCTAGATATGGATCATCAGCGGTAAATGTACCTACCTGATTTTCATCATATACTTCATACTCATTGCCATCCTCATCTTCCTCAATATGAAAGTCATGACTATGAAAGTCCCATGTTCCATCGTCAAGTTGATGAATTGATGCAAGTAACGGAGCATATTTTAATGTAGGCATTGCTTCGAGCATTGATTCCTCTGAAATATAACTATTATTTCTATTCAAAAGAGTGTGACATACACGAACTTTTGCATAAAGCTTTCCATCATCAGATTCTTCGATTTCACTTTCTGAGAAATCTTGAATTGACTGAACAACAATCGGTTCGTTTGATTCTTTTGACGAAAATTTATATATTTTTTTTGATTCACAAAAATTGATTAAATCTTCAACTGTAAAAAATTTTTTCTTCATATATTTCTTTACTTTAACCTCCCTTCTTTGAAAATTAGGTATAAAAATACCACTCAGTAGAATAGAAGAGTGGCTAAAAAGTAAGTATATTGCTATACTGTATTTTTGATTTATCTATATTTGAAAACTGAAGTTTATCAGTATTCAAAAATATATACATTCCATTTGATTCATTAACTACTTGAAATCCAAGTTTCTTTAAATTTTCAGAGGTAGTGGAATCTGTTGTTTTTAAAAACTTTTCTTTCATATAACCACCTCGTTATTTATTCTCCCTCGACTTAGCCCCTGCATCACTTATTTCTGAATCAGAAACTTCAGGTCTACCACCATCACTACTTTTATTTGATATTGTATTAGCAGAAGCTAATGGTTTGAATTTATCTGTAAGATTTAAGATATCATTTTCTAAGAAATTCATAGCCAATGTATCTAATTCACCAACACCATTCAAACTATTAATTGCTATAATATTAGGAAACCCATATTGCAAATCTTTCTGCATAGATTCTTTGAATACATCTCTTGTATGAATAGACACATCAAAGAACTTAACTTTTGCGTGATTTTTTACTTGATAAGAGAGCATTCTATTTACCCACCCTTGTATTTGCCCAAGTAAAGCAGAAATTGCAAAAGCACTATCAACTTTATTTGCAGAACGAACACCCTCTGAGTTAGTAAGAGTAGCAGAATTTAACGTCTGCGCACCACCTGATGTGTTGAACAATTCTTTTGTAGCTTTTTGTACTTTTGTTGTGTCTGAAGCTTGGTCATCAGAAAATGATATTGTATCAAGTGGAAGTGGTGTTATAATAGATCCGATATAAGGTGGAAGACTATCTACCAGTTTGTTATAATAATCTACAGCAAAATCTATATTTACAGCCCATTGGTCAGGTTCATCCGCACTAGAAATTGTTGGAATGGTAGCAGTAATCAACTTGTAAATTTGCTGGTCATCTGCAACAGCCTGTACATCAGCAAGATTCAAAAGACCTATCAAATCAATAAATAAACCACTGAATATTGGTACGATTGTTTCCCAGGTTTCAACTCTTGACTTTGTACATATAGCATATTCATCTGGCATTGGTTGCCATTTTTTCTGATTGTTACCACCGTATTCTTTATACATTGATAACAGTGGATCACCAAGAAATTCAAGTACATCCTCGAACTTTTTATATTTGCTCATATCTACATAGAATGCATAATCGCCAGTAAAATATTTGCCAGATATTCTACAATATTCCGGTGGAATTTTTAAAATAAACATTCCAGTTTCATCTAACCAACAACATCCGTAAAAGACATCTTCTATAAAATTGTTGATTAAAACCTGCAAAAAGTTGCCTTGTAAAGACATTCTATCTAGCCATACTAATGTGTCATAATAATCCTTTAATATTTTATCTTTATCATTATCACCAGTTGGATCGTATGACGGAACTACATATCTTGCATTTAAATCAAACATTGTAGCGTTATACATAATTAATCTGAAATATGGCTGGCAACGATAGAATAGATAACGTGATAGTCCACGCAGTTCATCTTCGTAACTATCAATATTCTGAAGATATTTAATGACGTTTTCTTTGCTATACGAGCTTATAGAAATTTGACGTGTCGTTTTCGTTACATCACGAACTTTTTTAAAGGAATCTTGTGATTCTGCAAATCGTTTTTGTTGTGCTTCTAATTCTTGTATATATGTTTTCCTATCAGCAGCAGTCTTATAGGTTTTGTTTTTCGGAGATGTTTCAGTCATCCCTTTTTTTGTTTGTGTCATTTTTGATGCGAACACCTCCTTTTCTATTTAGTTATATTTTTTGGATTTCTATTTAGATTGCTTTAGAGAACGATAATTGTCGTTTTGGTTGATTTATTGAGAGTTTGGAGAGAAGAGATTGTGTGGATTCTTGCGGGCGTTTCCTCTGTGTGATGGATTTTCGTCTTTCACACATAAGGGCATAAGAAGCTAAACAGCATGTATAAGCACGATCATCATGCAATTTATTTGCTTTTTCTGGTGTTAATTCAAACGAGTCTTTTCCGGAATCTCTTTTTTTACGAATCATGTTTACAAGTTCTTCTTTCAATGCATCAATATTAGATAGAGCTATTTCATCTTGCCAATCTAATTTAATAGTCTTTGTATTAACTGACTCTATTTTTTCAAGCTCTTCATTCAACTTTATTTCAAATTCCTTTTCGTTTAAATTTTGTTTTCGTAATTCATTTGAAATTCGTTGTTTTTCTTTTGCAAGTTTTTTTTCATCCACATCAAACACCGTGAGATACCCTTTATGATCATATTGCGCTGTGAAACTAATTTTATCCTGATTCATCAACTCGATCATTGCTTCATACATTTCAGATTTGTATCCAGCAGGAGACATTAAGTGTATTTTATCTACCGCGTTTGGGAATTTTTTAACATAATCAGCTGAATATTCTTTATCAATCAGTCCCCTATGTACAATTCCTGCTTCATCAGTCCAATCAGACATAAGATAATCAGCTATATTTACACCAGAACCTCCAGATCCTGCATCAATATACACCCCTACAATATTCCCGTAAGCATCTGCACCGCCATTGTATGCAAGTATTACTTTTTTTAAATACTCAATCTGATCAGGTGTCTGCATAGGAGATTTTATTTTTTTACCAACATCAACAAGATTTATACAATTTACTAATCGCATTCTTGTATCAATACTTCCGTCAACCTGTTCAAAATCATAAATTTCTCCTACTAGAATAACTGAATTATCTCGACTGCGTGCCGGATCGTACGTAATAACGAATTTTTTATTACCTGTGTCATTATAAAGAAGTGGTTTTCTTGTTTCTTCATTTCTTGTAATAACACCTCTTCTAATAATTGCATCAGTTCCTGCGTCTGTGGTAAAAATACAATAATACTCACGTCTTGCTTTTTCAGGATTCGTTCTCATTTCTGACTCTACCGTATTACGAGATAGGAGTGGAGTAACAAGTTCTCCTCGTAATGTTGGTTTAAACGCTTGCTCGCAATCTATATGTAAGACACAATAATCAGGATTTCCCATAATTTGTTGTTTTGAAAAATCCCTATATAACCTCCAAAATTGTGTATCAGTTGACGAAGCTGAACTAATATAATATTTCTGATAGGCTAAATCTTTCGGCAAACATCTCTGACGAATAGGATCGATGGAATTACCATCTCTATCTTTTCCAGTTTTTAGACTTTTGTTTACAACTGCAAATGCACCATATACATTCATCATTTCATCCGACAAAAAACCACTTTCGTCAAAAATTACTGTTCCCCTCATTCCTCTTTTTGCGTCTATATTACCATTTAATGTCCTTGTCATAGATCCATTGTAACAAGAATAGGAGAAGCCATTAGATGAGTGTGAAAACCCGTCTCCAGCTGCATTCTTAATTTCTATTTCGTTTTTAAATATAGAACCAGTTGAACCGTAGAATGTATCAATATTATCATTAGCTAATCGTTCCAGTGTGGTGAATGTTTGTTCCGCCTGACCACCTGTTCCACTGGCAATATAAGTCCACACATTACAGAAACACATGTCCTTACACATGATTTCCAAGTCTATTATGGTACTTTTACCATATCCACGAGTACATACAGCAAGCACATTTGGACATACCCAACTTCTTTGGACTAAAAGAGCCTGTCCATCTAATAATTCTATGTTAAAAAATAAGTCTATTGCCCGTACTGGATTGCATTGCAGATATTTTTGAATATTCGCAATTTGTATATATGATTCAATTTTTCGAGAAGAAATAGAATAGCCATGTGGCTTTACATAAATACCATACTGATTATAAAAATCTTTGTCATAATCAAGAATTTCGTTTTGATAATAGTTCATAATTATTTGCTTATTCTGATTCATCTTCGTTTTCCTCATCTTTATCAGATTTAATCTCAGAAGAATCATCGAAATCAGCAAATACAGAGTACATATCTTTCAAATTCTTTAATTGTTCTTCTTGTAAAATATTGTTCTCTTTTAATGTATCTCTAAGATCCAGATTTTCCCTAAGTAAAATCCTATTAATTTCCTGATATGCATCCTTTTCTTTGCGAAGATCTACGTTTACAACACGCATTTCTGCAATCATATCAGACCATTCTGATTCATCTAAAGATAGTTGTTTCATAATAGAAGCATCACTAATTTCCTGAACTTGTTGCATACCTCTACATGTATCAATATCAAATCCATTTACTTCTCCACTTCGCAAATTGAGGCTTTTTATTTTTTTGATTTTACCAGTCCATGTATTTTCACCCTTCTTTGCGTTTTTATTATGTTTTAGTGAAATACAGCTGTCTTGCGCCAAGCTAGTAATAACCGATGTTATCTTGCCTTTACTTTCTTGTAATGATTTAATCGTTGCTGAATTTTTTTCTATATTTGATATATCAGACATTAATTTAGAAATGGTGTCATCTATTTTTGACTGTTGCAAAAAACCACGTACAATTGAGATAGCAGAAGATGTTCTCATCATATCTTCATTTGCATCTTCGCTAGAGTCCAAAAGACCCAATAGTTGTGAATACAAGAATGGTTGGTCTACTATATCTTCTTTCTCAAATGGATCATAACTCAATAATCTAATGACATCATTTTTATTTTTTAAAAAACTGTCATATGTGTCCAACCCTGCATGAGTTTCAATTAACTGTTCTTCAGTTGGTTTTTCTTTTGAAGAATCTGGTATCATAACGGCAGAAGTGAATATATCAGAATCTTTAAATGTCGCTCCGTTATACTGTCCCATTGCTACATTTTTCACATACGACAAATATCCATTCGAACGAACTTTTCCAGATGCAAGATTTTCTGATTCCTGAACACTAGCATCCCATAATTTTGAATAGAATGGCTTATTTAAATATCTCATCGCTTCAATCACTGATTCCTTGTCAGGAGTGTGTTCTACCTTATCTTTACCTATTTTAAGAGCAATTTTACGAGCGCAATCTTTGCATATTGGTGTAATACCACTTTTATTTAATGGGTCTGTGCTTACATAAAATTTATCTCGTGCTTTATGTGTATCACACATATAGCACCACGCGCCTTCTTTTAGCGTTTGTACTTTATTTTCAAGCGACTCTATTCTTTTTCGCATTTGAGCAGCCGTTAATTTTGTTTCTGCTGTATTATTTTTAGTAGCCAATTAACAGCCACCTCCTTTAATCTCAATAAATTAAGCACTTTCTGCAAGAGCAGATAAAGTGCTTTCTAAATATTCCACATATTCATAATTAATATTGATCTTCAAATTATTTTCAGTAAACCAATCGTCAAATTTTCCAAGATCAATCCTGTATAAGAAGTCTAAAAAATCAAATTTTTATATCCATAGTTATCATGAAATAATTTATGTACTTTTTTATTTACACATGCACCGTATCCGTATAATACATGTAAATATTTTAATGTTGATCTTAACTCCTCAAAATCTTCTTTGATATAATCACACACTTGTTGTTTTACTTCAATTCCGGTTGCTTTGAAAACTTCATCAACTATATCTCTAAATGCAGTTGTGTGATGTATGTTGTCAAATCCTCCGCCTGTAATTACACATTTATAATTGCAAAATTCCATTGACTCGTTAAACCAATCTTTTATATCAGATCTTAACTCTACATAAGTAGAATTAATTCCACCCATCCAACGACCATTTTCTTCACCAATTAACGGATTTAAATGTCTTGGATTTTTATCTCCAGCCCATTTTCCTCTTTGTTTTTCACTTATCATTTTACATTGCTCTGGACTACGTTTTTTACCTTTCCACCATCCATTATGTGTTTTAAAATATTCTTTTTTGGATGTGGAAATTTTCTTCTTTGTTTCTTCTGACAGTATTCGTCCTTTCAATTTTTCACTATTTTTTATGCTTCTAGACAAATTGGCTCTAACTTGAGCGTCGTGATTTTTACCTTGTAAACCAAG